TGTAAAGGTGTTAGCTAAACCACGAGGTGTAGCCCCTAAAGGATCACCAAGATAAAAGTCTCCAAGTTGACCACGAAGGGAAACAAGCCAAGCTACCCACTTCTCAGCATCAGGTCGGTGCATAGGGGGTAAAGTTACATCCGCTTGCCACATCTGACCCGAATAAGCATGGGCTTGACCTGCAAAGGTGAAGGGACTTTGGCTATACGCGACAGCATTGGAAGTCCTAAGTTCGATTTCAGCTATACCTGTGTGAGTAGGTAAAGCTAAGGGGTAACTAATAGCCATTATGCAAATGCTCCACCATATGACCCGCCACGCAGTTTTGCATCTGCAACAGCGGCTTTTGTCGCCTCAACCATCTTAGGTAGCATGGCGTTAACTTCAGCGCGTGTTACTCCACTGCCGAATGTATTGTTCTGAACGACAGTAACACCGCCGCTGCCGCCTTCAGCTTGAACGCCTAGCTTACCGTTAGCACCACGCTTTAGTGGCATGATAGCTTCAGGTCCAGCTTCACCCATGAGGCCAGTCTTACCGCCAGCCATAGGGAAGTATGTAGGTCCACCAACGACACCACCATTAGCATAGGCTTGTATCTGAGAGCCACCCTGCCATGCACCACCGTTAGCTTGGGTAGTACCTAGGGAGAATCCTCCACCCAAAAACCCCTTTATACTCTTTACCATTTGCTCGACAACAAGTATCCTGAATAGGTCTTTTATGATAGCTCTCGCCATATCTTTAAAGGCTTCTTTAGCAGTCTTAGTTCCATCTACAATCGACATGAAGGCATCACCAAAGTTGTTGGCGATAGAACTGGCAATGTCGTCTTGTATTTGCACAGCTTCCTCAAGGACACGGTTTTGCTCTTCATACGCAGCAATAGCGGCTGCTGCACCTTTAAGCTCCGTGTCTGTAAGTTTTATGTCAGCCTTCTCGTTCTGCTTAAGCAGGTCGTAGTAAGTCCTTTGTGCCGCCTCTTGTTCGCCACTGAGGCCAATGAGGACACGTTCTTGTTCCGCTTGCTTCTTACGGGCTTCGATGATTTCGTTGATGTCAACTACGGTTTTACCACCGCCACCACCGCCAGACTTAGTTTTAATCTTACCAATGGACTTCAAGTATTCTTCTGTGTAACCAAACCTTTTAAGGTCTTTGACACCGTAACGGTCTGTAGCTTTACCTTGGACTACAGGTTGAGACATAACAGCGTCTTCGTCAGCAGCCATCGCCCTGATCCCCATAGCCGCAGCTAAAGATATATTTAGTTCAGCAGCCATAGCAGCAGCAGCAGCATGGGCAGCGGATATTCCAGAGGCAATATCAACCCCAGCCAACCTCAGTGCCTCAAAAGCAGCTTCACCAAGCTCTTCTTTAAGCGCTTCTGATTGCTTGAAACCTTCGGCTGCGGACTCTACGTAAGAGTTAATTTCATTGTTCAGTGTTTGTGAAAGACCTATGCTGTTTTGGTAACCCTGAGCTATTTCCTCAGAAGTGGCTTTAGCGGCAGCGGCTTGTTCCCTTGCATACTTAGCGTTTTGCTCAAATAGTTCTTTCTCAGCCCTAGCTTGCGCTTCAAGTATAGCTTTATCACCAGCAGCATCTAAGTCGGCTTCCCGCTTCTTTGCGGCAGCAACTTCCCTAGCCACCCTCTTTTCGTAAGCAGCGTTCTCATCGAACAAGGCTTTCTCAGCCTTAGCTTGTGCTTTAAGGATAGCTTTATCGCCAGCAGCATCTAAAGCGGCTTCGTCTCGTATACGCTTTTGGGCATCACGGAAAACCTGAACCATATTTTCAATGTTGGCGTTTCTTTTTTCACTGGCATTAGAATCTCCATTAGAGATTAAACCACGCAAAACTTCCATCTGCTGAATAGTCGTAAGCAGAGATTCGTAAAACGCACGTTGGTCCTCTTCCATGTTTTGAATACCACCAGAGTTTTCTAGTAGTATGTCTTTTAAGGACATGGCAGAAGAGATTCTCTCCCCTAAACTAAGGGAACTGTTTTCAAGGTTCTTCAATAGGCCATCAAACTGAGCTACCTCTTCTCCACCAGCCGCAAAAGCGCCTTCTAGACGAAGTAAGTCTTTGATGTTTTCAATGTCGCTTTCCCAACCATTAATATGCTCACCTCTGAGCTTCTCAATGCTTGCGCCAAGGTCTTCAAACACTTTTATTTCTGCAAGGGTTTTAAAGTCTTGGATTATCTTCTGTAGAACAGAGGAGGTAAAACCAAACTCTTTTGTAGCCGCAGCAGAAGCATCTTTAGCTGCATCCATAGCTTTGGAGTATTCTAAAACTGATGTTGTTAAGTCGTCTAAAGTTTCCTGAAGAGACCTAGAATCCTGCTGCCCTTTTAATAAAGCAAAACTTAGCCCGCCTATAGCAGAACCTAAAGCGATAACGGCACCAAAAACAGCGCCAGCAGGTCCAAATATACCCGCAAACTGAGAACCTTGCTGAGAAAAGGCGGTAAAAAAACTTGTGCCGCCCTGTAGCTGAACTATAAAGTCTTGTAGCTGGTAACCACCTTGTTGCAGAACCATGTTAAAACGGTTCATGTCCTTGCCACTAGTGGAAGCAACCTTTCCAAACTGGTTTATTCCTTTTATGCCACGCTCTAGCGCTGGGGCAGCCGATTTTTTGGTCGTGTTTCCTAGTTTGCCTACATTGGCCTCTAGGTTACCTACATCCTTACTTGCTTTAACTACGTCAGAGCTATCCACAATGATGCTAATGTCGTCAGCCATTCGCTACCCCCATATAAACTGTATCAAGACGTTTAATTGCTTCTATCTCCCAAGGAGCAATAGGTGTCTCAGTCAGTTCCTTCCATGCTTTAATTTGTTCGTATGTTATCGGGTTAGGGCCAGAGAATCCAGCAGTTCTACTGTTGCTTAACGTAATAAAGGCAGACCAAACGTGAGCTAAAGACTGAGGAAATACTGTCGGGGGTTCCAGTGCTTCAGGTCTACGTCCAATCTGCCTTTCTACTTGTTCTAAGTGTTCACGCTCTGTAATGCCATCCTTGTCAGGTTTGTTGAGGTTGAACTGATGTTCAGACCACTCACACAACTGAGAAGTTAGGCTTTCGTAAAATCCAGAGAGTCAGCCAAGGCTCCCTCAATCTGGTCTTTAATCCAGAACACTTCGTCGTATAAATCTTTAGCCTTAGCGACAGTGAGCTTAGGTTTCTCACCACCGTAGGTAATGTTCCACTCCGCAGTGACTTTAGACAGAAGCGTCAGGGTAGCTTCCTCAATGTCTTGTGCGGTAAACTCTTGCTTCTTACCAGCTTGCATAGCCTTAAGACGCTTGTTCGTCTGCTCATGCAACACTGCCTTATGCTCTTTAGCATGGCTTGCGTACACTGTAATGGTCATAGCAGACTTGTCGTCGTTCTTAAGAGTGTCGCCAGTGTTAGGGTGTACTAGGGTAACTTCTACAGTGTCGCTAGTAGGCTTGAGGTTCATTAAATCCATGTCGAGTTTCCTTCGGGGGGTTATTGTCGGGTTGATGTGTTAATGTGGAGACCCCCGACCCGACTCAGGAGCCTCCACGTACCTAGCTAGGTATTCTTATGCTGTGCGCGTGATCTTAAGGTTAGTACCTTCTGTCGCATCATAGAGAGCAACAAAGGACATGGAGATCATACGGCTAGTTGGGCCATCGACACCAACATCAGCAGAGTTAATCTTGACTTTAGGGAACAAGAAGGTATAAGCGTTGCCACCTGTAGGGTCGTCTACAGATACTTCAATCTCAGTCTCAGTCTCGTTCAAGAAACGGTTGATGAGAGAAGCGTCTTCAAAGTAAGCTGTCAGCGTACCTTCTACTTCGGCACGACCATACTCAAGGGAAGGCGCACTATCGTCACCAATCACAAAGGTAGGGGCGAAGGAGTTAGTCAGCGTGAAGTCCAAGCCAGTTACGATAGCTACAGCAGAAGAGCCGCCTACGTTACCGATGGAAATGTCACCTGAGTAAGCATCGAAAGGTGCAGCACCTGAAGCAGCGTCTTGTGTCTTCTCTGTGCCACTAATGGTCATGTCTTTACCGACCATACCAAAGGTAGTTGTTACCATCTGGTTAGGGGCAAGGGAGATACCCATAGTGGAAACTGACATGCCTGTGAACACACGAGCTTGGTCAATGTCAGCAGCATAGTCTTCGATAGAGAAGAACTTAGGTGTAGTGCCAACCTTAAGAACGTCAGTTGCCCATGTGTTCAGCATAGCTGATTCAAGGAAAGCATCGTAGTCAGCATCACGTAGGTCAACTGCAATATCGCCGCCTACTTGACGGTTGCCGTGACGGTCTACACGAGGCATACGGTCAGCTTGGATGTCGTTACCAGCAACACGATCTTTAGTAAGGTTCAAAGAGTGTGTGCTGAAAGGAAGGTTAGTGAAGTTACCAGCGGGTGTCGTACCAAACGTAGATTCTACGATGAAGGACAGGCTGGAGCGTGAACCCTGTGCAAAGGCCATATTGATTCTCCTAGGGGAAGTTATTTATAGATGTACCAGCCGATGTCAACACGGACGTAGTACCAAGGACTGTCCAACAACCCCTGCTGTCTCTCAGCATAGTCAATGGACACATTTATAGTTTCGGTATCAGAATTGGTAAAGGAAATATCTGTCGTTGCCTCAAATGCCTCAATCAAGACGTTAGCATAGTCGTCAGCTTCCTTTGGACCTTTACCTTCGGGTGTGTAAGCCACCACAGAGAATACACCCTGATATCGTTGCTGTGGATTTAAGCCTCGTACTGCTGGCCTACGTAACGTAGGTAGGAACATAGTCTTAAGAAAACTTGTGCCAGTAGCAGGTTCAAAGGTTACATTCTCATAAGCAACGGACGGTAGGCCAGAGGTATCGTTTAAGTGGCTTTCAAGTGCAGCCCTTATGTCATTATAGATACTAGCCATAGAGGTTCCTTAAAATTGCAAATACACTGTAACCGTGCTTAGTTTCCACTGCCTCTGCATGAGGGGATGCGTTTCTCAAGATAATGCTAGTAGTGTTTTTCAAGTCGCTAATACGAGACACGTCCGACATTAGGTTGGAAAGACCCTCTTGTCTCATAGCGTTAGGGTTTTGGTTCCTAGGTCTGTTCTTAGAAGACTTTCCTCTAGGACGACCTGCCCCGACAGAATAAGAGAAAGAAGTTACATACGCACCAGTGTCTACTGGAGAATACTTTACAGCACTTTGAGCTATGTCTACGAGCCTATCTTTAACTGCATCCTCTGCCATCTGCTCAAGACGCTGCATCTTAGTTTTCAGAGAAGAGTTAACTTTAAGTATGGCTTTCATGTCACTCTCTCACATCACAAAGATAGCACACAGCAGTGCCAGCGGAGAAGATAGTCACGACAGAGATAATCTTAACATTGTCGTTATTGCCTACAATCAAGTCCTCTGAGTCAGGCTCTACAGCCAAATCCAGCGCAGGGATAACACACTTGCGAACACCTCTTACGATTGTGTCAAAGTTACCAGAGATACCTGTGTCGTAGTTATAGAAGTACCCAGTGGTGGCGTAGTCAGTAGTGCCTGACCCATCAATCTCACCAGTAGCAGGATTGTAAGCACCACTCGAAGTAACTTTACGAAGGGTCAAGTCCTCACCGAAGTCTCTTACGAGGTTCAGCAAGTCAAAGGAGCGAAAAGACATGACCTACTCCTTATTCATACTCAGGTGTTTGATAGCTTGGAGGGTTCTTAAAACGGTCACGACGGAATGAGCCTTCTACACGGTTTGTGTTGGCCCGTACAGCTTCGATATTAGACTTAGTGATACCACCAGCTAGGACACCGACAGCAGCACCAGAGGTCTTGCCCTGATACTCTAGGTTATCCGCCAGAGTAGAGTAGTGCTTCATAAGGTCAGAGTAGTCAGCCTTAAGTGCGCCATCAAGGGAAGTGTTGACCTTACGTGCATACTGGGAAGAGATAGTACGAGCGGTCCACCCAGCGGAAGAGTACACGTTGTTACCATTCTGGGAGAGAGCAAAAGTAACCTCTTCGTCTTGTACCTGTTGGTCAAGAGTGTCAGTGTCACCAACTAGAAGTCTGATTGTGTTGAGACGGCCATAGGCCGTAGTTGTGTCCAAATTTGTAGGATCGTATGACCAAGCCATTTAGCCGTCTCCAGTTTAATCGTTCAGTATCTTGTCTCGAATACGGTAGAAGTCTTCTGTGATCCAAGCGCTGTTATTTAAGAAGCGACGGATAAGACCACGTTGTTTGTCATCAATCTTAGACTTCTTACACTTCTTAATATTATATTCGTTTGTGCTTGAGGTACGGTCTTTAACCACTGCGTTAAGCAGGTTCACCAAGGTCTCTAGTTGCTTACCTGAGAACTCTGACAGTCTGTCGCCAACCTTATTCTGCACTTCTAATTCTTTGTTGTGGTATAAATAACCAGTGGCGTAAAGGATTGCTACTTTATCTTGGTCGATACTTTGCTCTAACCAGTTAAAGTGTTCGCCACGTTTCCAGTTCTTGCCATTAGCTGAAACTGGCATCTTAATAAAGACAGGCCAATCAACCTGCCAGCCCAAGTATGTTGGGTGCATAGGACTACTCCATTTGTAAGGATACTGTTATGTTCTTTTATAATTGGGTGGAACCCCAAGACTAATCTCAGGGTTCCCCGTTAGTATAAGTAGATTAAGCTACAACGTCTTCGAAGAAGTAACCCAAGTCAGCACCGACGACTTTCATGTCGTAGGACATCTTAACTTGGATGTGTTCTGCAACCTGTTGCATTCTCAGTGAATCAGTAGAGAAGCTCTCAACTGTAACACCAAGGTTGTTGACGCTTGGAATGTTGTTCCATGCGAATGTCAGACCAGCAGCAGGTGTCATAAGACCCGCAGAGCGTGGTGTGTGTACCAACAGTGCGTTCTTACCGCCGATGAAGGCATTAGCTTCTGCGGCACCTTCGACAGCACCGTTCTTGACTGCTTCCATGACGTAGAAGTTCTCTACCTCAAAGATTTCAGCCAACTTAGCGTCTGTGATAAGCGCAGTGTTAGTGACTGTTGCGCCACCGTTCAAGCGAGCAAGTACGTCTGGGTGGTTAACCAAGATGTCACGAACTTCTTTACCAACAACCATTGTGTTTGGCTTGAAGCCACCAGAACCCAACTGCATTGTACGACGTGCAGTAGTTACGTCAGTCAATGGTGTGGAGTTTGTGTAGTCAGACCACAGGTTGGATGGCGTGTTGTCTGTACCCCAGATGCCAGCAGAGAAGAAGTTATCAGCGAACTGCTCTTCACGGTGGATCATCAAGCGGTTGACGATAGTCTGTGCGCCAGCAGCACGGATTTCCAACATCGCATCTTCGTTAGCAAGTGTCTGCTCGTCGAAGTCCATGCCAAGGCCAAATACGTCAGCAAAGTAGCTGTCGTTGGATACGGTCATGCCGATACGGTTTACTTCTGTGCGTGGTGCAAGTTTCTTAACATCACCAGAACGGTTCATTTCCGCACGGTCATAGATGTAATACTTGTCAGACTGACGCTGCACACCAATAGTTGGGAATACTTTGTCAGCGATGAAGTTTGTTTGCTCTTGAACGTAAGCGAGTGTCAGGTTCGAAAGCGGCTGGTCAATATGAACAGCAGAGGGAGTCAAAAGAGGCATTATATTATTCCTTTATATGCTAGGTTAGGCAGGTACTACGTTGCCGCCTTGGATCAGTTCGATCTCAATGATCTGACCGTCCACACCAGCTTCACGGGCATAGCCCATAACGACATCACCAGTTGCAGCAGCAAGTGCCGTACCGTCTGCACCAGTCTGTACAGCAGCACCAGCAGCAATCGTGCCACCAGCTTCAACCATGACGGAGCCTGAGACACATACGGTCACAGCGGCACCAGCAGCGCCACCTACAAGGCAAACACCAATAGCGTTTTCACCAGCAGCGTCAGCAAGGTCAACCTGACCGTCAGCTTCAAGAGTTACGAATTTGAATTGTGCGGCAGAGAGGTCTTCGCCAGCGATGAATGTGCGGTTATCACGAGATTGCATAACAGCCATGATTATTCCCCTTTATAGGATTTGTTTACAAGTGTTTTGCCTTCGTCGGTCTTCGCTACAGCAGCGTAAGCCTTGGCATAATCACTCTTTTTGAGTTGGTTGTCGTCCATGTAGGACTTCACGAGAGCATCCAGTTTGTCAGCAGCGGTAGCGAACTCACCGTCTACATCGGACTTACCAAATTCTTGCATGGCAGCTTCAAATGCAGCATCAGCCGCCTTAAGTGCTTCCATGATAATTTCTTCATCTGAGAACTTGGCTACAAGAGCTTTAGCTACAGAAATGTCAAAGTGTGGGAGAGCTTCGCCAGCACGTTTGGTCAATTCAATATCAGCTTTCTCAACAGCAGCTTCTTCAAGTGCTTTGAGGACTGGCGCAGGAATGTCGCTTTTGGCAACCATCTCGCCAGAAACTTCCATCATCTCAACTTCAGCTTTCTTTTCGATAGCGTCCGTCTTGATGACATAACCATTCTCAATGAGACCTTTGCGAAGACGCTCGTTCTCAGCTTTGAGTGTTTCTACGTCAGCCTTAAGGGTATCAAGGTCGATCTCTTCGGCAGTAGCCTCTTCTGCGGACTTCTCCATCTCAGCAGCTTCAGCTTCTCCCGCCTTTTCCATGTCGTAACCAAGAGCCTTCATAGCTTCTTCTTTACCACATGCTTTCTCTTCCATGTACGCCTTAACCTTGGCTTCCATTTCATCAGTCATCTTAGTAATTTCCTCTTCGGAAGTGTCACGCTTGAAGAGGCTAACCATTGCCTGTGCATTGGCAGGGCGATCTACGAGAGAAAGCTCCTCAAGGTGCAAGTTTTTTAGGAGATTAGGCAAGTTAGATTTCCTCCTTCATAGCACGTCCACCAATAGAGAACGCAGCGAGTTCACCAGACTTAACCATACCCCAGATTGATTCATCGAATACTTTGTACGCGACAACCCACCCTTCACGGTCAGACTGGATTCCTAGAGCATCACCAATTTCCTTAGTGATAGGGAGAGAATGAACAACGGTTCCTACTTGCTCCCCTGTGTGCATGGCCTTACCAACCCGCACATGCTCCATAAATTCGTTTACAGCTTTCACAAGCGTGTCAGCTTCGATAACATCTCCTTGACGGTCAACTACAGCTTCACCCTTTTCGGTTACAACTGAAGCCCAACCGTATACCATACGCTGTTCGTCGTCGGTCTTTAGGATTTTACCTTCGATGTTCTTTGTCATATCACTCACCGATGTTCCTGCTTCCCACATACGGCATGACCAGTAGCCAGCCTTTGTTTTATCTGTCTTGGTGTCACATGAGTGTCGGGAGCGGAAGTTGGCTCTAGCCTTAGGGTCATCACGTCGGATTTCCATATTAGGATCACCGAATGTTACCCGCTTAACCTTGCCACCATCTTGTACGAAGACTTCAAACTTCTTGTTGCCACCTTTGATGCGGCGAGGTTTGTTCAAGGTTACTTTTTCACCCTGATATTCAGCCTTGGTGAACTCCTCCTTGAGAACCTCTTGTACAATGGCTCTGAGAGCCTCTATACGATCCACTGAGGGTTCTTCTTCAACCTCTTCGCTACGGTAGTAGCCTAAGTAGTCTTCATGGCTCTCTGCGGGCATGTACACAGCTTGTCCATCGTATGTAGATACGTGAGTAGTACCACCGAAGCCCATGTCCATCGACCTAGCCCGAGCTTCAGGCTCTGTAGTGAATATATCATTAGCATACTGTGCTTTAAGGACTGAGTTCATTATGGCTCACCTTGGATTGTATTTTTAACTAGGACACCTTCCCCGAACACACTGATGTATTGCTGACCTGCACTACCACGTAGTTGGAACTCAATGTCAGTCTTCTCGTTATATCGGAAGGGTACTTGTCTTTGAATGTGCATGATCTCTAAGAAGGAAGTCTCAGCAACTCTTAGCTTAACTCCGTTCTCTAAACAGACGAAGTTCCTAAAGTAGACTTGCCTGTTGTTCTGAGCAGCAGTAGCACAAAAGGCATCAATACGCATAAGGTAGAAACTGTAACCAGCAGGCACTGTGTAGATAGACGCTTGGTTCTTACCTTCGCCCCCACGTACCTTAGCGTAGGTCACACCACCGTTAGAGACGACAATATCGTTATCTGCATTGCCAGCAACTGTCACAACATCGTTGACACGAAAGAACTGATTAGTTGTCGTAGGGGGTGTAGCGGAGTTTAACGTAACATTCTCCGCAATAACCTCGTAGTTTACATCAAGGCCAATAATACGGACAACCACACCATCGTCAGCTACGTTAGACGTCACAGTCATAGTCAAGCCTGTAGTTGGCTGTGTGTATGCTGTGCTGTTTTCCCAGCAAGGGATGTAGCTTGTCCCTACGAGAGCATTGTAACCAAAGATGTTACGAAGTTCGTAGTTGTTGGACTCACCCTTGGCTATCGCTAGTGGGTCATGCTCATAGAGATGCCTAGTCCACGTTGTCATCAGTAGGCTCCTCTGGTTGACCTACCTCTGGGTCGTAGTCCAGTTCAGCAATATCCATAAGGTCTTTGATAACCTCAGGGTGAGATGACACATCAATGCCAGCACCGTTAAGGTTACGAAGGAAGGAAGCAATCTCACGAAGATCATGGGGAGCTACATCACCAGCCACAATAGTGGGCATGTTATCATAGTTCAGACCGTTCAACTGCCACAGACGTTCCACAAGTTGTTTGTTGAGAACGTCTACGATTGCTTGGATGTAACTCTCAAGCGCACGGAGGAACAGGTCTGTCTTCGACTTGGAGAGGGCGTAAGAACCACCCTGCGATCCTAGCAGAAGAAACTCTGAAAGCATGGAGCGAGCGATGTCGTGCTGGTAGCGACGAACAATGGGGTCGATGTTAATGTTACGGCTACCGCTAGACGACATAAGCTCAATGTCAACTAACCTTTGGTTGGTAGGCGCTCCGTCTTTATCGGGATAGGTATCGGAAGGCAGTACAATGTAGCCCTGCTCGTTAAACTTGACATCACGGAGGATTTGTTGCAGGTTGTGGACGAAGCCAGCCTGTGCCTGTGAAGCATCACCAGAGAGGTACTCAGCAGGGATACGAGCAACAGGGATACCAGCAAGTTCACGTTCAACTGCGATAGCCTCAATAGCTTGGAGGTTGTTCAAGTACTCATAAGACGTGTAAGCATTACGCAAGATAGAACGACCAGATGGGTCTCCGTTCAAGCTCGTAGTGCGGTAGTACAAGGACTTGTTCGTGGGAATGTAGTTAGAACCACCCATGTGACCAACTGACTGCTGTACACCAAGTACCTCACCAGTCTTGTCATCTACATCAAACTTGTTTACAGTCCAAGGCGCACGAGAAGCAATCTTCTGGATACCAAGGCGACCATCGGTATACTTAGAGTGTTTCTTAGGGCTACGCTCTGTAGGTCCAACACGTCTCTTGTAAACGACCTCAAACCAACCGAAGCCATACGACAAATACCCTAGTGCCTCAGAGATGTGGTCATCAAGAGTGTGTTCCATGTCATCCAGAACGCTCTCGACAAACTCTTTCTCAACCTTAGCAGCATCACTCTCGTTAGCAGGTTTAACGTGAAGGTCTACATCACGGAGGATTTGCTCAACGGCATACATAACAGCGCCAACAGTAGAATCATTGTCCCGCATCTCACGGTACTTACGAATGGCCTTTCGACCTCGTAGTTCAGGTAGGAACTCATCTGCACGGATTTGACCGTTGTTAGTGTTATCACCAGCTACACCAAGGGTAGACTTAGCTTCTGCTTCCGAGAGTTTCTTTACCATGATCTCAATGCTTCTATGATTAACGTGAAAGCCCCTTTGCACTCGAATAAGCGAGGGTCAACTTAGGTTTGCTGTAGCCGTTAAGGGAGAGGTCTGTAATTGCCCATACAAGAGCATCAAGTCTGTCTGGGGAGCCTATCGACCCTAAAGGTTCCCACGTTCTCATTTGAGTTTCTAATTCGTTTAGTGAAGCACCGTCAGGTGGGTTGGAAACATGCTTGACAAGACCACGCTCATATAGGGCAGATATTGGTTCAGCACGGGCAAACTTACCACGAGATGCACGTACAGCTTTGTAAGGTACTGTCTCGTCTTCCCCGTGGATGGTTGTCTTAACCATGTCACCACCTTGGTTGACTTCAGCCACAATACGATCAGCTTGATGGTGATGATAAAGTTCAATAGCTTTAGACGCCCAACCTTGTGGAGAAAGCCTGTCAGTGTAATCGCCCAAGACATATGCAACACCATTTACATCAATACCTGCAACGACAATACCTGTCATGTCACTCTCAGCGTTAGAGGTAACAGCAGGGTCAAGGGCAACGACAATACGGGAAAGGTCTGGGACTGCCTCATGCTTAACTGAGGCTTCATCCAGCATGGCTGTAGTCCAAAGTGCGCCTTGCGCTTCCTCTAGTACTTCAGCATAAAGCTCTTGTCTACCTAGTCTAGTTCCCTCATACTGTTCCTTAACAGCAGTTAGGTATGTACCAGCTAGGTTAGCAGAGTTATCAAAGGTAGACCCTGTAGTAACTACAGTCTTAGGGTCTTTAAGTATCTGACGGATCAGCTTGGTAGGTTTAGGTGTCGTAGTAACCATGATACGTGGGTGCTTACCTAGACGCATACAGAACTGTAGCATCTGCCAAGTGTCCATGTCTTTGTTCCAAGCAGCAGTCTCATCACACCAAGCTAATTCAAACTGGGGACCACGGAGACGCTCAGGTTCCTCAGCAGAGAAGAACTGCACTTGCGCTCCATTCTCCCATGTTAGGGTACGTTTAGTTGGAGACCATTCGGGGAACCCCATCTTCTTACCAGCGTAAGTCTTGTCACCCTTCCAGCATACGCTTAGAAAACCAGACTCACCTTTAACCATAACTCGTTCAATGTCGGAGTTAGTAGATGCCACAGCGGCAATACGTTTGACACCACGTTTGACATTCTCTCTTACCCACTCGACACCCGACCTAGTCTTCCCGAAGCCACGACCAGCATTGATGAACCACGTGTTCCATTCGTTGGAGTCAGGCTCTAGCTGGTTATCTCTAGCCCAGAAGCTCCAGTCATGCTTAAGCTCTTCAGTCTTAAGTGGACCTAGCTCTTCAAACAGCTTCTTAACTTTGGCTGCTGGTAACTCACGTAGAGTATCAGCCGTTATCTTCCGTGCTGGTTTCATTCGGGTCAATTCCAAGTAGCGACATGAGTGTGTCGGCTGCACTCTCGTCTAGGTCAGGGTCAGTCTCTTGTTCAACTTCAATGTTAGTCTGAGTAGGCGACCACCCACCCTTACTACGAAGGAACAACTCTTGGGACTTGAAGTCACCATCTAAGGCTTGGTCGATAACCTTAGCTCCAACCAGACCGTTAATCTTAGCACGTTCCTGTTCAATGAACGACCCATAAGTCTTGTACATAGTAGACAGAGACTTAGGCGCATTGGTAAGGTGTTGCATGGAGGCTAACATCTGACGGATAGCGACACCACCCTGAATACAAGTCAGAATGTGCTTCTCAACATGTTTACAGTAAGGGAGCTTCTCTGCCATAATGGCCTCTCAGTAGGTTATATGTGTTTTAGTGACACCTTCTCCATAGACATCGGCTGGACCTACTTCTACACGACAATAATTGGGAAGTTACGTCTAGGTTGTCTTGGGAAGATGCGACAAAATACACAGAGACTAACTTAAGTTGTAACTTAGGTTAGGCTTAAGTTCTTTAATACTTAGTGGTGTATAATAGTCTTAAGGAAAATCTTAAGTAGTAACTTAAGTTAGGTTCCTACTATAGTATATAGACCTTTTTTATGATTCTACAAGTAAAAAGTTGTAAAAAGTTGTAACTTTCTTATAAGGTGTTGATAACCAACGAATCTTTTTTTGTTATTTTTGTGTGTTGGTGACTCTAGAAGGTAGCGCATGTCGTCTGCTCAGTAACGGAATGTTACAGTCTGTCGTAAAATGTTACCTGTTAGGCCAAAGTAATTTCTTGTTTTGGATTCATGTGTGGCTACCCGACGGGGGTGATTCGTTTGCCCATGATCTGGGGGGCCCCAAATGTCAACCCCTAATGTCAAACTGTAACAATTCGTGATCGGTAGTGTAACATTTGTGCAACACTTAGGGAAATAACGCATGAAAACAACGCCTGACAAACATTTTTGCTTGACAGAGGGGCGAATCGCCCAACCACAGCAGTTGATTCGTGTTACCAAACTTCCGCTATCTCGCCTGTTCTTGTAACGCTTTACATGGCCTAACCTGTTGATGCGGTAGCATATTACCCCATGCCATCACAGCCACGCACAGCGCCTGTCAGCGACATCAGAACAGATCGGGGGTGACCCTAGCCTGAGACCCTGAGTCACCCCTCTGAGCCTAAACGAGGAAGGCCCACTGCTCACCCTGAGTGTCATCATATATCCACCTGATGCTGTCACTGTCGCCACATCTGGGGCAGAACCTGTGCCCTTCCTCAGTGTGTCTGATGTCATGGCTGTCGGCAGGCCTATCGCAGATGTCGCAGGTGACGAGGTCATCACGTTCTAGGCTGTCGATACACGCATCATGCAAGTGTATGGTGTCAGCCGTCTGGTCTGGTGAGACCTCGTAAAGAGCAAGACTCTCGTATCCTCCCCAGTCACCCCAGCGTGTATATCCATCACGCCACCTGTCGGCCTCTGTGGCGCTGTCTGAGGTGTGTAGGACTGTCGGGGTGTCGAGGGTATAAGAGAACCCTAGAATCGCGTATGTGTCGGCCATCAGATCGCCCCCTCTGTGGTGTAGAGGTAGCCGTCATCACCGACATAGGTCCAGACTTCCCCCAGCGCCTCGCAGATGGCTGTCAGGCTGTCACCCCTGTCCCCCAGTCCCCGATCCCAGAAACCAGCGCCATGACCATTGCGGGTCAGCCAGAAGTCATGGCCTAGCTGTCCCCACGTTATGCCACTCAGGTCGAGGTGATCTGTCAGGCTTAAGAACTTTCGGACATCAGCCGCAGCCGCAGCAAATAGCTGGTCA